GGCGTGACGTTCCCCGCCTCTAGCAATAGCAGCTTAGGCACCGTGTCTGTATTCACGTCGAATAACGGCGGCCATTCGTCCGATGATATAGCCGAGATGGCTTTGAACAAGATAATGTCTGTCTCAGAGAACGCCCCTTCTTTCATACGAGATCAGGCACTGGCGCACAGAGATGAATTGAAAGAAGTCCTGGTTTTTTATATGAAGAAGATGGCCAGGAGCGAAAGAACGACCCTTTGGGCGCTGCTGGAAAAGCAGGGGCATTGCGACATGGCAGAGATTGTAAGGAGACTGTAATGGCTATCGGAACCTCCGCAATATGCGGGACATTTAAGAGAGAGGCGTTGGCCGGGATTCATTTCATCACCGCGCACACGCGGACGGGGTCGAGTGCTATTGGAGCGGATGCCCTGAAGATTGCCCTGTACACCAATTCCTCGTCCTTCGACGCGGACACCACAGGGTATACCACGAGCGAAGAGATCTCTGGGACCAACTACACGGCGGGGGGCAATACGCTGGCCAGCGCCACAATTGGTCTTGGGGATAACAGCAGTTCCGTGCCGACAGCCTTCGTGGATTTTGCAGATACGACGTGGTCTACGGCTACTATAACGAATGCTCGGGGAGCCCTGATTTACAACAGCACTCTCGCCACAGCGGGTACTGGGTCTACGACCAACCATGCTGCAAAACCTTCGATTGCGATCATTAACTTCGGCGGAGACAAGTCGTCTAGCGCCGGAGATTTCACCGTACAGTTTCCGACCAATGACGCGAACACCGCGATTATCCGGGTAGCTTAATGGCAATTGTCTCCGGCTGGGGCCGAGGTACTTGGGACGAGGGGGCTTGGAATAGTGCAATTCCGGTTTCCGTCACGGGTGTCTCAGCAGCCACGGCCGCAGGCGCAGTTGGTATTGGCAAAGCTTTTACGGTCACGGGTGTCTCGGCAGCCAGTGCAGCCGGGTCGGTTTCGGTAGTAGGTGAGGCTAATGTTGCTGTTACGGGTGTTTCCGCAGCTTCGGGTGTAGGATCAGTATCCGTATCAGGGGTGGTAAACCTCTTTCCTTCGGGTGTTTCCGCAGCGACAGCCGCAGGTGATGTACAGTTGAACTTTAGGTTTACTGTTACGGGTGTTTCGGCAGCGACGGCTGCGGGCGGCGTGCTTATATGGAATGAGATCGTTCCGGGACAAACTACCAGGTGGGGTGAAACGGTCCCAGGGCAGACTGCAAATTGGACTCAGATAGCAGCATAGGATAGCGACATGGCTTCTACATTCACAACGAGCTTCGGGATTGAGAAGATCGGCACTGGCGAGCAGGCCGGGGCGTGGGGAACAACGACAAACCATAACGCCGACATCCTGGACAGGATCGCCTCATACAAGTCGGTTGGGTTGTCGGGGACGACGCACACGCTGACGGTGCGAGAGGCCTCTCCCGGCGCAGGCACTGAAAACCTCCAGGATGGCATGTACCGTGTGATTAAATTCACGGGTGCCCTTGGCGCGAACAACACGGTCACGATTGCCCCAAACACAAGCGCCGCCTGGTTTATCATTGAGAACGCCACCACCGACTCTGGGTCGAGTGGCCCCTACTCGGTAATCCTTACGCAGGGATCCGGGGCAAACGTCACCCTCCAGAACGGCAAGAATGCAATCGTATATTGCGACGGCGCGGGATCTGGCGCGGTCATCTATAACGCCCTCAACGATCTACAGATGGCCACTCTTGAGGTGACGGGCGCGGCGACAGTCGATGGCGCGTTAACCGTTGCCGGAACGACTACGGCTGTGGCTCTGACGGCGTCGGGCCTAGTTACCGCTGGCGCAAAGCTCGATATGAACGGCACCGAGTTAATCCTTGACGCCGACGCCGACACTTCAATTACTGCTGACACCGACGATCAGATCGACATTCGGATTGCTGGGGCGGATGACTTCCAGTTCACGGCAAACACGTTCACGGCACAGTCTGGCAGTACAATTGCCGCACAAGCCTTGACGGCTACCACTGTGACAGCAAGTGCCATAGTTACCGCTAACGCCAAACTAGACCTAAACGGCACCGAGTTAATCCTCGACGTAGATGCCGACACGAGTATCACAGCCGACACCGACGACACAATTGATGTGCGTATTGCCGGAGCCGATGATTTTCAATTTACAGCCAACGACTTCACGGCTCTATCCGGATCGGTAATTTCCACCAATACCATTGCAGAAACAACTGCCGCGTCAGGCGTCACGATTGACGGTCTTCTGATCAAAGACGGGGCGCTTTCTGATCTTGTTTTACCCGCGGTTAGCGGAATCATCGAAGCCAACGCCAACTTCATTGATATGTGTTTGGTCGGCCCAAGCATTGACGGTCAAAGTTGGAACGGCAAGTTCTCGAACGGCGCAGTCTGGACATCCTTGATGCTCGCAACTGTCGAGACATCTGGCAGTGACGCTCAAGTAAATATATGGGACTTAGCGTCAAGCGTCCTTGCGAGCGCAACGCCGCTAGCAACACTCACTTTGTCGGGGGCGACACCAACGAGCATCGCAGCATCGATGGGCTATCTCATTGTCGGCACCAGCGATCAGGGCATTCACATTGTTGACCCGCACGACGGTGCGTGGGCCGAGCGCACGAATGGCTGGCCCCGCACATTGTCCACCAGCACGGCACCGGCACTGGATAGTAATGATGTTTCGATGGTTGCTGCTAAGGTTGTCGATTCGAGTGGGTTTGACGCACGAACAGGCGGATCGATTCCCACATTCGGAGCGCTCTTCGCGGCTGGCGAAACCAAAACGGCGTCCTTGATTAAAACCGATGGAAACGTCTGGGATATTACGGGCGAGTCCCCAGCGACTGGGGTTGTTGGGTTTCAGGGTAACGATTTTATTTTTCCCAGGTCAGCAACCGACACTCGTAGATTTGAAGTTAATCTTATTAACGCGGACGTCGCGTCCTCTAGCGGTGACAGTTATAACGACTCTGCTTCTTACCCCGCAGGGTTTGCCACAACGACCGCGTTTTCAGCCTCTGGGATGAAATCGGCGTGGGCGTCAACGAGCGGGACTTCGTTCAAACTCAGGGGCGATAACGTCTACGCATCTTCGGGTGCCAGCATCAACCGAACGTACAACACCGGTTATTTGCTCGGTGATATTAGAGGCGCGTGGCTGGCTAACAGCGTGACAGCCGACCGCTCGTACCAAGCCAACACACTTACACAGAACGGCACAGTCACTGAAGCGGTTGTGGCGTCTGGCGCAGAATTAAAACAATACTCCGGGTTTAGCTCATCGAATTATCTAGCTGTTGGCAGTAACGCGGACTGGGATGTAATCGGCACTGGCTCTGCGACCAGTTATGGCTGGGCGCGTTACATCAGCGGCGATGACGGAATGCTGTGGGGTTTTGGAAATAGCGGTAATACGATTCGCTTTCATGTCATGGCGGTCAGCAACGGAACGATAAACATCGTCGATGATGGGGCGACAGCAGCGGTCAGCGTCAATAGTGGAAACGTGTTGTTTACTGACGGCGCATGGCATCACATCGCATTTGTCCGCGTTAGCAGCACAGAACGCCATCTCTACGTTGACGGTGTTTTAAGGAACTCGTCAACCACAGATGCTGGGTCACTGTCATCGAGCGGTAATCTTCCGTGGAATATCGGCATACAACAGGACAATTCAACCAATCCCGCCAACGCCACGGCTGTGTCGCTGGTTCGCTTCACAAAAGACGCTATGACCGCCACGATGGTTCGACAGATATACGACGCCGAAGCTCCGATGTATTTGGCGAACGCCAAAGTTCTTCTCCAGTCCGGCAGTACCGATATTGTGCTCGACGCCGAAGTTGACCCCTTAACGAAAAAGGTGATTGTCACTCAGACAGACAGCCAGGAAATCTTCAACGGGCTTGCCATTGAGACTGAACGAACGGTAGCAACTGGTGGCTCCACATTCGAGCATGGTGCCATATTTGGAGATGCGGTAGCGGAAATCAACAATGCCAACCTTTTCGCATCCACTCCCGCAACAGATCAGCGCCAAGTCAACGAGATAGTGCGGTCCTTGTCGGCTGACCTTCCTGCCGGTATCGATCTCGGCAAGGCAAAGGCTTACTATGAAGACATTGGTAAAACATCTGTCAGTATAGCGACCTCGTACAACATTAAAAGCATCGCTCGCGACAGCACTGGTGTTTGGACTATTACCTTCGCAATTCCATTCAAGACAGATGACTACATCTCAGCCGTTTCAGCTAATGGCGATGTAGTTTTTGGCATTGCCGACAACAAGACAACCGGCAGCGTAAAAATTAAATGGTACAATTCGTCAGGCGCGGCAGCTGATGCTCGAGGAACGGCTGTATTTTTTGGAGAATTAGAAAATGAATAATCGCATCGTCACCGCCGAGGGTGCGGTCATCCAATCTCTCAGCCCATCGGGTACCATTGCTGACCTGATGGAAGCGGCAGCAACCCCAGCCGAGTACGACAAGGACACAGGACAAGAGACAAAGGCGAAGTCTTACCCAGCCGCAAGCACGGTCTACGAAGAAGTAGACATCGATTCTGTCAGTCTCCGCACCCATAAGTGGCTGACCGCCGCCTACGACACGGAGGAGTGGGTTGCGCTTCGAGCAGAGAGAGATCGCTTGCTGGCTAATTCCGACTGGGTTGTCGTGAAGGCTCAAGAGGCTGGTGAGGATGTACCGGCAGCATGGGCAAATTATCGCACCCTGC